AGGTCCCTGGGGGTCGTTAGATCTCCTCCGAAGATAATGGCTTCACTCTCGGCAATTGCTAGAGTAACTACGGAGGGTATGATTATTCCTGCTGCTCCCATTAGTAGTAAGCTCCTCCGGCTGTTTGAGCCATCAAATTACGGTCACCTGTAACCTTAAGATCTTTCATTGAGTCCTTCACAAATCTTGACCATTTTTCTTCAGGAAGCGAGTGAGGAACATTGATGGTCACGCTGTCGATGTAAACATCTTGACCACTCATCTGGGCTTTATTGCTGAAGTCAGAATAGTGCTTGAGAACTGACTTTACATAATCCTGAGTTTCGTTGAAAGGAGGAATACCTCCATACTTATCAACATTACCAGGACCAGCATTATAAGCAGCAAGAGCTTCACTAGTGTCCCCATGGTACTTTTCCAAGAGCTGAGAGAGATATTTCGTACCTCCCATGATATTTTGTCTAGGATCAAATGGGTTATCCACTCCCAGATCAGCAGCGGTCTGAGGCATCAACTGCATCATGCCCTGAGCGCCTTTGTTGCTCTTAATTCCGGGATGATAGTTACTCTCTTGCTTTATAATAGCAGAAATCAGATTAGGATCGATGTCGTACTTATGAGCAGCATCAAGAATAGCAGAAGCAAGATCAGGATTTGTTGTAGTCTCCTTGCGCTTTCTTCCAGCTTGTCTTTCGAAGAACTGATTGATTCCGTTAAAGTCCTTATTACTGCCGTCAGCACCGTTGCCAGTGAAAAAGTCTCCGACGTTATTTACTGCTTGCTTTACATTTTTCTCAGAAAGAGCATTTAGACGATCTGCTTCAGCCGTATTCCCATGAATACGATTCCAAATCGAAGCCAGACCTTCCGTAACCCCAGCGAAAGCGTGAGTACCTGTTTTAGCGATCAACTGGATGGTTAAAGCAATTTCTGCTAGAATGTCAAACCAGTCCTTAGTTGCTTGGACTAGATTCTTCATATCGAAGGTCTCATCTTTGATGCTGTCGTCACCAGAAATTACCCCAGTGAGAAAAGAGAACTCTCCAGTCATGTCTTTCAAAGTATCTTTGAGATCCTTGATTACAACTACCCAGTTGTCCCAGGAAGGAATCAGGTCGTTGGCAATCTCATTTGAAATAGCAGGAAGATTCTGAGTGAACCACTCGTTCAGATTATCGAGCTTATTCTGGACGTCCCCGGTTCCGAATCCGAGTTTTTCGAAGAGATTGCTGATTACCCCGCCGACTAGATACTGAAGCTCAGTCTCAAATCGCTTGTACTCCATGCGAATATCTCGAATGCTTCGCATGTTCTCATCAAAGTTAGCTCCGAGAGATTTTCCAAGCCTCATATTCTGTTCATACAGATATTGAAACCGACGATTCAATTCAGGATCGTAAGCGATTTCATCGAGAGAAGCCCCGAGCTCTTCCTGAGCCTGAGACATAGCTCGAGCAGAATCTTTGGTCATGAGCATTCTAAGGCCCAGTAACCGATACTGTTGGTCAGCCATGGCTGTCTTATCAGCCAGAGCGATGATGCTGCTACCTACTGCAGAAAGACCGCCGACGATAGTAGCTTCAACCTTAGCAAAACTAAGAGCCGTATTCCCGGTGAAGGAAAGTACGGCCCTTTCTGCGTCCCTGAGAGTATAGTTGAATCTACTGAAAGCGGAAGTATCGACCAGAGCCCCTAGTTTTACGAGGTACGAGTCAAGAACATTAGTTGCCATTTCTCGTCCTCCACTGAGCTGCTCTAACTTTGTTTTCTTCCATCACGTTAATCACTTCAAAAATGTCAAACAAGTCGTCCACTATGTAAGTTCCATCGAATGTTTCATGGAGTTTCCATAGCCCTAATTCTACTGGTCTCATTAGGAAAGAACTGAGATTTTCGTAGACAGCCGGATCCCATCCAGTATTTACTGTTCCTTCTGGGCGGTCGACTCGTTTTTGTCTAAAAAAGGCTCGACATTCCACATGATGCTGAGAGTAGTGAGATCAAAAACCGCACGAGGATCAGCGTTCAAAATGTCGTCGAGACCGAGACCGTTCCTCAGAGATGGAATCTCGATAGTCTGTTCATCACGGGTGTCCAAGATGAATACCTGATTGAGGGCAACCTTTTGAATCTCGTCGAATTCAGCGCGAGAGAAGTTACCAAGAGATCCGATCAAATTGCCCGTTGATTTTGCTGCAAGGGTACTGAACAACCAGCAAGCTTCTCGAGCGTTGGTTTTCTTGATGATATAAGTTCGACCATTGATCTTCACTTCTTTTTTCTCAGTCCGTTGATTCACCTTGAACCTCCCGTGGTTCTAAATAGAATTTTACTGCGTTACGACGTTAGCCGCCATCAATCGCCAGGTCACTGAAGCCCCAGAAGGACCATAAGGCTTATCTGGAATCTTGAGAGGAGATACTCCTGTCAAAATGTGACGAGCACCTGAGAGAAGATCTTGAACCGTGAGAACTGCCGAAGCAAAATTATTAGCCTGACCATTCTCGCTCTCAGTAAACTTAGCATTAGCCCAAGCAACTAAGAATTCATTCAAAGAACTGTTTTGCTGGCATTCAATTTCAGCGTATCCAGAAGCGCCGGAAACATAGCTGACCATCACAGTTCCATCCGCTGCTGTGTCATGAACTGTACGGTCTGTAGCGTTTCCGATCGTAATGTGTTTGACTCCCTCTTGACCTGCGAACGGATAAACACCCACGTCAGCGTCCGTGAATGCTCCGACCACGCTCTTATACGCGTAAGTAGATGCCATTGATTATTCCTTTCGTACCCAGCAATATGAATGATGAATCTTATTGATCAAGGTCACCATGGAGATAGCCTAGTCATTACTAGGTGAATATGCAATCCGTAAATGATATAATTATCATCGACGGATTGCACATATCTCCTCGGAATAACCTATTACACTTGGACGAAGACCGCTACCGTAACAAAGTGAACTGCTCCAGCCTCAATAAGAGCGACGTAGATTGGAGGAGCTTTACGGGCTTGAATATCCGCTGCACTCATTGTTCGATAAGAAGGCGATACCACAGCATAACCCGTGGGCAGCGTCTGTCCAGGAACAATCTTTCCGATGATGTTCTGACCGTTCCAGATTCCAGGAGCGAGGAATCCAGTGTTCGCAGAGATAGCCAGAGCGCTCTCGACTGCTTGAATCAAGAGTTGCTGTCCGGCGTCGGTCTGAGGAACTTTCGGTACAGAAGTCAGCAGGTTCATGATGGAGAACTGAATGTTCGAAGCGATCACATCCAGATTAAGGATCTGATCAAAGAACGTATTCGGCGCCATCATCGTGCCTTGTTCGAGCACATTGAACGAGTTAGCATAATTCAGATAGAGGTTGCCGTTCGGTCCCGTCGCTGTGGAAGTTCCTTCGATGTTGATTACCTGAGCCTGAGTGAGAGGCTCGGTAAAGACTCCGACCAGCGGAACTCCGCCGCTGAATTTCTCAGTGTAGGCGGAATTGGCCAGCTGAGTATTTGAGGCCATGGCTTGTCCCATGACCGCAACCACGAAGTAAGCTTGATTCGGAAGAAGATTACCTTGAGTCGTCGCGTACTGCATCCAGGTTCTGGAGGAGTTAGCGGCGAAAATAGTTTTCAGCGCACTATTCGGTTGAGCGTTCAAAACAGCTGCGCTTGAAGTCGTTCCGAAATAGAGCGTTCCGAGTTGGCTCTGAACCCACTGAGAGATGGCGACGTGGTCGCTATCCGTAGCAGTGATGACCATGCCAGGATACCAATCTGCGTTTGCCATTCGGCAAGCTTGGAAAGCTTGAAGAGGACTTTCACCTATAGCAGTAATATCGATCGTGGCGCCTGTTCCAGCACCAGTCGTAGTAGTGGCAAGGCCAGTCGAATTGGAATATCCGGTACCTTGCTGGCCAACCTGAGTAGCTACTCCTGTGACCGATCCACCAGTCCCAATAGTTGTGATTCTCAGAACACCACCGCTAGCCCCAGCCTGTACTACAGTAAGCAGATCGCCAACAACGTAACCCGTTCCTGCGGCGTTTCCAACAGCTACTGTTTCGAGAGCTGTAGGATCTTGAGCTCCTATAATAAGCTCCGGAGGAGGAGGTTGCTGACTGAAATAAATCTGAGCACAGATGTATTCAGGATCATCAGCAGAAAATCCATCATTAAGCATCTGCGTAGAATACGTAGCTTGCAAATACCTACGAATTCGAGCATTGGATCCGACAGTCGGGATAACATTAGAGTTACCGACCACCAGAGCGATATTGAAAGTCGGAGCCGCGACCTGTGGCGTAGCAGTAGTCACAGTTACGTCGGCAATTATACTCAACGGGAAAGTCGTAGAACCCATGCTTGAACTCCTTACTCAGTAGTAACTGTAATATCCAGAAATTGACCTTTTTCGGTGAAACCCTCAACTTCAACAGATTTCACAAGTCCAACAGTAAACGTTTCCGTTATCTGCTCATTGAATCTTGCGCGTAGATCGGTTCGTTCCCACCATCTACCTTGAAACAATTCAGGGTTTCTTCCGTAAATCTCAATATCTGGATTTACGTAGAGATTTAGATCAGCTAAGAAACTAGCCACAAAATCAATAGTGATCAAGCAAGAAAGAACGGTTCTGGCTTTATCAGTAGCATCTGGTCCGTAGAACGTCCAGTAAACTTCCCAGCATCGAGTGTAGATATCAGTCTGAGTCACTGTATCATCATCATTTCCAGTGATTTGAACGTCTCTCATTCGAGAGTAATCGTCATCCACTGTACTAGCTCGAACAGTAACGGTATCAATATCAATAGGAGGACCAGGCTGTCCTTCTTGTTGCCACCCAATTCTTACTTTGTAGAAGGCGTTAGGATCGGTCACCGTCGCGGCTTGAACGCCATTCAGAGTGGCTGGATTGCTCATGATGATGGTATTGTTGTCGCCAAGTCCAGCGATCACTGTTCCAGCAGGAATTCCGTTTCCTGTAATCGCTTGTCCACCGTACAGCTTCAAAAGAGACGGCACTGCGGCAGCGAATTGATTTTGGAC